TCTGGAAATCAGCCACCGCGCGGAGTCCCATCTTGTCGATTGCCGCTTGCTGTGCCGTGTCAACCTCGTAGGTGATAACCGCATCCTTGCAGCCATAGTTCCAGAGCTGCTCTTCATCCATATCCGCTGTCCATTCCTTCCCTTCCGACTTCCAATATACATGGTATTCGCAGTACATGGATGATAGGAAATCCAGCCCTTTTTCCATGGTTGAGAACATCGCGTGCTGGGAGATCATGGTGTCGCGCAGCAAAGCAGGAAGGAACAGCAAATACCGCTCGAAATACTGCTCATCGTAGTGGAAATTTTGACCGACTACTGCCACATTGCGGTGGGTTAGGAGCTTGTAGTGCTTATACATAAGGACTGTTTCTTCGTCCAAGGTCCAATACCCTTCAACCCGCTCAACGCACATCAAGGGGATACAGATTGCATCTAGGGTTGACCATGCAATCTGCATACAGGCTATCTGATAGGATCGGGTTTCGATGTCTACCGCGAGCTTCAAGGGGCCTCTGTCGGCAGAGCGGAGTAGGGTTTCCAGGGTGGCTAAAGCGGTGCCGAAATCCGGGCGGATTATGAAATTGTAATCCGGGTGGATTAGTTCTCTACTATGGCTTGCCTTAATTACCCTCCTCAAATCCTGCTGCGCAATCGGCCTCCATTCCCACTTCGCCATTATGCGGCCGATAGGGTAGACGGGGATTACCTTGGGCTGGTAGGAGAGGCCGGGGAGGATGCAAGGGAGGGTTGAGCCTCTCCAATTGGTAATCCCCCACTTCCCGGTTAAGAGCAGCATCGCTGTATTGCCAAAGGCTATGATAACATTCGGCTGACAAGATTCAATCTCCCGCGCTAGGATTTCCTGTGCCTCATGGACGAAGTTGAGAGCCGGCTTTCCGTGGAGATCCTTGTGCATCGCGGTAATGTCTTTCTTCCGCTCAGCGAAAAACGAGTGCCCTCCGTCCGGGGAATACTGCCGCACCGCCCAAGTTGAGTAGCAATTGCTGAGCTGGATTCCGACCTCGGATAGGAGCTTCCCCAGTTCCCCACCGAGATACCCGGAGAAGGGTTCGCCGGATTCCAGATCCGCTTTCCGGAAGCACTCGTCTACCAGCATAATGCGGGAAGGGAGCGGGCCGATTGGTCTGGGGGCTGATTTATTCATTACAATAATTCCTGTATTTAAGAGTTTTTTCCAGTTTATTAGCAAGGGATCGAAATCCTTTAATAACCCCTTCTAAATTTGCCTCTGTCGGAATAGCTTCACAATAATAAACATTCTTTGCTGTATGAACAGAGATTCTGGTATATGTTTTATCCGTAGATATATCATATATAGGAATTACTTTAATTTCTATGACTTCCATTTTACCCCCTCCAATAGTGTCCATAGCAATAACAGCATAGATATTAATATAGATAACAGTACCCCAAATAAAGCATTAACTAGAATACCTTTATCCCCTACATTATATCTGTATAATACGAAAGCAAGAATACAAACTAACTGTAATAGGTAGAAAACTCTTGATTTTATAATTTTTCCTTCTTTATAGAGTGGGCCGATTGGCCTGGGGGTTTTAGACATCGCAGTTCTCCTTAGGAATATTTCTTCTAAGTCCTTTTCTTTTAACTGCAGCTTTAAGGGCTTGTTTGGAGAACGTTTCTGATAGATAGGCTTCAAGCTCTTTAACAGACTTTCTGTCCGAATCAAGTATCGGTAAGTGTGTATAAGGTAGGACTTTATCCCACGCCAACAGTCTAGCGTCAGAATAGTTAGACTCATTAATATTGATTCTCCAGCTCATTCCCCTTCCTCCAAGGCTTTCAGCCTCTCACAACAAATTGCATAATATTCCTTCTCTTTTTCCAGCACAATCGCTTTGCATTGGAAATGATGCGCGGCAGGGATGATCGGCCCGGTTCCGGCGAAGCAATCCAGGATGATGTCGCCTGGGCGAACGGACCGCTGCAAGAGGTTCTTGAACAAAGCCACCGGCTTCTGTGCTCCATGGGACAGCTGCTCATCCGCCGTGGTTGAGATGACATCTGGATAGATGTGGGTTACAGGCTTCTTCCCTTTGATCGCATATAGCAGGGTTTCATATTGCCGGCGCGGGCCTTGATCTGGCAGGGGGACGCGACCAGAGTTCGGCTTGACACAGATGAAGGGAGTGCGGAAAACATACCATCCGGCTTGTTGCATCAATGTTTTTAGATCGGCGAAGTTCAGGATATCGCAGAACACATAGGCGTGGGCCTGGGGCTTGCAGATTTGATAGGACAATGGGCACCAGGCCTCCATTAGACCAATCCAAGCTTCCCGAGAGTCATCGTAATGGTGCTCGATTCCAGAGAGCTTCCCAGCAGCATCGCCGAAGGAATCCGCTCCCATGCCATAGGGAGGGTCTGTGCAAATTACGTCGATACCGGAACCGGGGTGGTCTGCCATGCCATCAGCATACGCGCGCATCCATTCCAAGCAATCTATGTTGAATAGATCGTGGATTGCCGAAGAGAATGTCTTTCCGGTTTCCTCCGCCAGAGCGATATTCCGCTCTCGATTCTCCTGCTGCTTGAGCAACTTGAAGGCTTCGTCGACGGTCTTTGCTTTTTGAATCTCCGGGTTGCCGAGGTGCTTGGCTACGATAAGTTCCCGGCGGACTTTATCTTGATAAGCGCCGTCGGAACGGCCGGAGAGTTCCTTGGCGGTGTCGGCTACGGACCATTCAGGAGGCTTTCCGACTTCATGGGGTTGTGCGAGTACTTGTTTCTGCCGCAGCTTATGCAACCTCTCATGCGCGGCTGCCAACTCCTGCCAAGTCAAGTCTCTCCGCTTAAGGTTCTCATCCAGCTCCGCTTCCTCTGCCTCTAGGAAAGATAACTCCCCCAGCGTTACATATGGCACCGAGCCGGGTTCAATTACCTTATTGTTATAGAACAGGGAATGACCAAGCATGAAAAGGTCTTCGATTGCGCGCAAGCGGCGTTCGCCGGAAACGAGGGTGAGGCCTTCTGAAGTCTCTCGGACAACCGGAGCGTGGAGCAATCCGATCTCCGCGATGGAAGTTGTTAGTTCCATTAAGGAATCAGGGGAGAACTCCTGACGCTGGCGGTTCGGAGAGATTAGGATTGAAGAGATAGGAATTGTGTTCAATTTGGTGCCTCCAAAAAACGGGTTGGTTTGGTTACTCGGTTTGCAATTCTATAGGGGTTTTTGCCATTGCCATTCAACGATAGGCACGTACCCTATAGAATCATATGCATAGGATGAAAAACGCCGGAGAGAGGCAAATTCAATACCCCAATCTCCGGCGGATTATTATATATTAATCCCTATGATTAATCAACTACTTGCCAATCTACCGCAAGCATATCCGTTTGACTAGCCAGCCAAGGAACAAGACTCTTTGGGGCATCTGGATTATCTGTTTGAAGTCCTGTCGTATCTATATAGATGTAAGGACTTGTCATTTTTGAGTGTGGGTCAGGAACTTGTAATTCAATGAAAATTCCTCGACCATTCCAACCACTTCTTGCAACCTTTTTTCCCGCTCTAAGAGCCTCAATTGCATCACCAAAGTTCATCTTTTGTATCTCCTTTTGGTTGAGTTTTTAACTTCCGTCTACGCCTTCAACACCTTCTTAATCTCAGCATAGATATCTTCCCCAACAACCCGATGCTGCACGAATCCCTTCGCCAGCCGTCCGGTGATCATGCTGAAGGAGAAAGGCTCTCCAGGGGTGTTGAGGCCGAGGGCTTCGCGAAGCTTGCCAAGGCCAACGTTTTTCCCCTTGCCCATATCCAGTTCCCCGGAATCGGTGAGGTCCAGCATAATGCCTTGCTTGCAAATGATCTTATCCCTTCCGCAGAAGGTTTTAACCGCTTCGTCTTGGATTTCCCATTGGATATCGAGGGCGAGGCCGGAAACGGAAGGATCATCTTTCTTCTGCCAGATTCTGCAATCTACTTTTCCTGCGAGAATCATATACCCATCGCCAGACATATTATCGGGAGGGTTGATGAGGGAAGTGTCATTGGAATTGGTTACGGTTTGGTTTAAGAATTGGTTTAAGAATTGGTCTGCATCAAACATGGGTGTTACCTCTTATTGAGTTGTTGGTTTGGGCTTATGCCCTGGTTGTTACTGCTTGCTGCTATCGTATTTCTTTTAGCGCCTTCCTCCCCGCTTCTCCCATTTGTCAAGGATAGCCCGGAAGTCAGGATTATTCTTATTGCTGATCGGCAGGTTCCTAGTCTTCACATCCGCCAGCGCACTCGCCGTGTCCCAATACCACTTATCTACATTCCGCACCGTCAGAATCGCATCTGAGAACATCGGAGCCAATTTCGGCGGGAGCTTCTTCCCGAGAGTGCTGACCATTAACTTAACCCCGCCCAGGATCTCATCAACTTCCCGTTCTACGTGAGAGAGTAAGACGAAGTGGCAGATGCAATCATCGCAAATCTTGCGGAGGAAGTTCTCCAGGAGGTTTTGCGCCAGCCCCCAATCTTTTTGATCCCGGTCTGCCTTGCCACCGACTACCGTTTTCATAGCTGCGTTGGACAGGCCGGTTAGTCCATCGATTACGACTGCCTTGTCTGCTCCAAATGTGTCAACGCATCCGTAGGTATTCCCAGCATCATCCGTCACATTGTTAAAGGTGCGGAGGAACTGCTCGAACTGGTTGTACTTGCTACGGTTCGGGTCGGACATCTTTTTCAAGCTTTCGTAGGCGAGCTTGTTGACATAGCCAACGGAGTCTGCCATATCCCCCCAGGTTGAGGACGCGGATTTAACGGTTATGATGTGGAGATTGGAAGGGACGGGCTTGCCGCTGTCCGCCCAATATCCGATTAAGGACTCCGTGCCCGCTTCGAAGGCGAAGTAGAAGACCTCGATTCCCGCGTCTACTAGAGTCCCGATTGAATGGGTCTTGCCCGTACCTGTTGGCCCCATCAGGAGGATGTTCACTCCAGGGAGGGTTGTTGGCGCGGGGATGGTGTTTTCAGGCATTGTCATCTTGTGGTAGCTCCTTTTCAATATTATCAATTAATAGCAATAGCTCATACCGCAGTACCTCTTCCGGGAAATCTTTATGCAAGCCGTTGAAGACTGTATCCCAGATCGAGCCGGGGGAGCGATGACTTAACATAGGCCGGGGCTGGCACTTCCCACAAACCCCGACCATCGCTTGCCAGCAGCGATCCCCGCCCGGAGCATCCTCCACCGGGAGTCTTGCATACACTTCCCCGCAATTGTCGCAATACCATAGCAGATTGGTCTGCCAGGAGAGATGCGCGGGGACTGGGGATTGGCCAAGGTATTTCCCGTTTATAATATAGAGGCGTTTCATGGATTATTTCCAGCTCGCCTCCCACTCTTCCACGGATACTTCCTTGTGCTGCATCGGGTCCCAGACTCTGCGCTGGAAGTCTGCTTGCAGGACGTCGTAAGGGTTCTTGGACTTGCAGACTCCCCGGAATGGGCAGCCGCCGTAGTCATTGCAAGCGGGTTCGAAGTTCCTGTCCCAAGGGTTGCCAGAGCGGGTGCAAGCACCGTCGAGGGACTTCCGGGGTTCGGCAATCTGCTCAGCAAACATCTCCAACATTCTGTCAATGTCCCGATATAGCATCTCTTCCCATCTGTCCAACTCCCAGCCCGAGCGATAAGTAATGGCTTGCTGAGTGTCGTACTTGGACTTGAGGATGGAAATGCCCCGGACGATGGTTCCCTGCATAGGGACTCCAATTCGCCGCCCTGCCCAGCAATAGCTGGTGAACTGGCTCCGCAAATCCCACTGCGCTCCCCACTTCTGTCCGAGCTGGGTTGTAGTCTTTTCGTCGAAGTTGAATACTGCTCCGGCGAACTCTGCGACCATATCCGCCCGACCGGAGAACAAGAGCGGGTTGCCAGAGTCTGGGTGCTGGCGGTCCAAGGGCTCTGCGAAAGAAAACTCGATGCCTCGGCGACCGGAGGGCAGGGTTATCGGCTCTGCGCCATCCTGGCCTAGGGGGTACATGGAGAGGTAGAATTCCAGCGCTCCACACATCCTGTCCAAGTCCTTAGCGGAATCCGCCGGGCACTCGAAATCCCCGTAGGCGGTTATCAAGGCTTGCAGCCCCATTGCCTCTGAATCCGGTTGATTCATCCCTTGTTCATAGAAGCACTTCCGGGCGATTTCAATTCCCTTTGCAAAGGCGCCTCCAGCTATCAGATGGACGGATTCGAAGTTCGGCTTCCAATGCTCGATGTAGGTTAAGTATCCCTTCCAAGGGCAGGCCCGGAAATCGGAAAGCATGGAGGAATCGATTACCGGCGGGAAGGAGGGGATTATGCCTAGCTCCGCGCGGGCTTCAGAATATTGCTGGCTCATACTTCGGCCTCCGGTGGAGTTAGGAACTCCTTTTCCAGCTCCGGGAAATCGAACAGACTCTCAACAGCCTTTAAGAAATTCACCGCAACTTCTCTATCCCCCTTGGCCAGGGAGAGATAGCGTTGGAATTTGCTACGGAGTTGTTCCCGCTTGTAGTAGCTATCTCTGGCGGATTCGATAAGATCTTCCAGCTCAGAGATAATACCCTTGCGATCAGCAATCGCATTTTTGTATCCCTTTTCCCGCTTCTCCCACTCTGCTAATATCTGAGTATTGCGTTTTATAGCATCCTTTGACACTTCAAGGAATTCTTTGGTGAAGGTTGGTGTTTTGGTTGCTTTTGGGTAGCTGTAATCAGTTCCTTCCAAAGCGCTTACATAGTAGCCGGAATTAGAGTACTGCTTTTGAACAAGCTTGAACTTAGCTAAAAAGGCAAGAATTTCCTGTGCCTCTTCCAAGGTCAAAACTGCAACTCCCGCAACTTCGTATATACAGGAATCTGGGGTTACTGCTATAACCTCCGGCTTTGGCCCTGGATCGTCCGGTAACAGCGGCAGTCCTTGTTGTGCACAGTCAAGGTCAATTATCAATTGCTTTTGATCGTAATCCAGTGCTAGCAATTGTTCTTCCGTCATAGTTCTGAAATCATTCATTTTTTGTCTCCCTTTGGTTGCTCTTGCTGCTAAATGGTGATGAGAGGCAGGATTCGAACCTGCATGGGCCTGTTTAGTTCCTACGTCCAACCTTTGACAGCTTTACTACTCAAGTTCTGAACATTCTCTTTATCCGTATGTTTAACTCAGAGAAATACTTTCCTTTTTTGCAGTACCCTAGCCACCTGAAGCGTCTACCAATTCCGCCACTCTCATCCTGCTTCCTAAAGCCCGGCCAATTCCCCAAGCATTTCTTCTGAATTAATAACCTTCTTACTCGTCCCTTTTGCCTTCGCCTTCGTCGTTGCGGAAGTCCGCAAGGTTCGGAGGTAAGCGATTGCTTCCAGCATTTCCGGCATGGAGAGGGTTCCGGCGGCTGCCTTGGCCCTCCATTGGACTAGTTGTTCTTTGATGTCTGCTGTTGGTTCCATTAGCCTTCCTCTTGGTATTTTGGTGCATATTCACCGATATCTGCCATTACCTGCCTTCCTTCATCTGTTAATTTTGGGGAATCAGTGATAGCTTGCAGTTGAAAAACAAATGGGAAATTCCAAGTATCCTTTATTGTAGCTATTTCGCTGAAGAATTCCGCTTGCTTATCCCCGTCCATATTGCAAAATTCCTCAGCCAATTCCCGTGGGGTCGGTTTGATTTCCTGTGTAAATGTTCTTTCCATTTGTTCGATCTCCTATTTGATTGTTTATGTATCATACCCGATTGCGGCCAGTCATGGAAGAGTTATTTTCAGATGCTGGAAAGAATTATACCCACTAAGTTAAAATCCAGAAAATTCTGGTAAATTAACTATCAATAATCTTTTTAGGTTTTCTTTGGTAATACTATACCCATCCCCATAAGACATCTCTTCGATGAGCACTTTAATCGTATCAACTGCTTCTGCAGTAGTTTCAATAATAAGTCCGGCACTTTCACCACATAAAGTTATCTTATATACATCAACTTTCGTTTCTGCACATGATATACAAAGGCTTAGTTTTTTTGGGCCTAGGTGGTGATACCCACAAAAATCTCCTACTAATCCACAAACAGCGCAAATTGATTGTTCGTATTCCATATCTAAACCCTCCCCAGATAAAGCCGCTTCTTCGGGCGGGTACAAGCTACGTAAAGGCACCTATATGCCTCCCCTCGGTCCCGATTCAGCAATATATCATTCCAGACAACAAAAGCGGTGTCGTAGGTGCTGCCCTGCGCCCGGTGCGCGGTTATGGCGTAGGCGTGCTTGATGGAATGGAAAGCATCCTTGAATTGCCAATAATCGCGCCAGCGTCGGGGGTTGAGCTTCGCATCGTTTGCGAGGTTGTGTAGGCGTATTTGCTCGTCTATGGATGAATCGGGATGCAATACCCACAGGGATATGCGCTTGTTTTCATCCGTTATGAGGGAGATATTATAGCATTTGAAATCGGAATACTTCGGGTGCGAGCCGATTGCAATACGCTCGATAACTCCTTCATCATCCGTGTGTCCGATCATCTGCTTCCCGTCCTTTAATACGTCGTTGGCCGGGGCGGTTAGCAGCACTCGGTCACCTGGAAGCCAGCGCTCGGAAGCGGAATTATCGAAGAGCTGCGCACGGATTAGCCTGTTGAGGGAATCGACTGTTATGTTTCGCCAAGCGATTGCCTTTGCTTGAGACTCCGAGCGGGAGAAATTACCAAGGCGGGCTTGCCGGACTATCTCTGCGCGGAAGGCGGTTTCCTCCAGCTTCCATACCCCTTCGATCTCGTCGTTGTTGCTGAGCAAGGAGATAGTTGGGGCTGGGTGGTTGACTTGGTTCTTGATCCGCTCGGCTAGTTCCAGGATTTGATTGTCGAATCGCATTACTTGCAACAGCTCCGCCTTTATATCCGGGTATTGCCAGATTAAAGAGGCCTTCTCGCTGATCGGCGGGAGCTGATTGCTATCACCCATGAAGATGATCTTCAGTCGGAAGCTCTCTGTTGCGGATTGGATTTCCTTCCACAGGACAGCATTAACCATACTCGCTTCATCTATCACGATAATCTTGTGGTCTTTGAGGTCGATTGGGTTTTCCGGTGCGACTAACTTCTTCAACTTCCCCGATGGTTCGAGCTTCAGACCGAGCAGAGAATAGATGGTTCTGCAAATGGGCTGATAATCTTCCGTGGTTAGGGTTTCCCGCAGGACCTTGGTTGCCTTATTGGTCGGCGCGGTGAAGACTATCTTCTTGCTGGTGTTTTCGATCAGGTGCTTAATGCAATATGTCTTGCCGGTACCGGCTGCTCCGGATAAGAGGAAATAGCTGCCTTCCGGATCGGCGATGAAGTCCAGCATAAGCCCAACGGCGATCTTTTGCTCTGGGTTGAAGGAAGGTTCAGCGTCAAGCCAATCTTCATCATCCAGGTCCTCTTCATCAAAGCCTTCGTAGCCTTCGTCTTCATCTGGATAATCGTCCTCGTATTCATCTTCGAACGGCGTCATTGCATCGTATCGGGCCTGACACCTGTTCATAATATCATCATTTCTGCTCATTGCTGCTGCCCCCCTTAATCAATAATCAATCCGCAACTGCGACCTTCCGCCTCTGCCAGCTCTTTCCGAATCAGCCCTGATACATACCGGCTCCAGGCGCCGTGTGGCACTCTCCCTTCTAATTCCGAGAACAGCCGAAGGTCCACTTTGCAGACAAGATCTTCCGGGATGGAGATGTTTTTCTCGATTGGTCTGACTGCTTTTCTTGGTCTAGCCATTGGAAGGGCCTCCTTCATCTAGTATCGGTTTACATACGAACCTGCTGGTATCTACCTTTTCCACCGGACAGCCGCACTCTGGGCAATTATCTGAATAGTGGTAATACCCACAACAATCACATATTACCACAGGAACAGGCTCCCTTATATCTTCCTTCTGCTCCCCCTCCTGTCGCAGCAACGCCTGCGCCGCAACATAAACAATAGCTCCGAGCATATCTTCCACTGCCCTGCTATTATCCTTGCAATTGAATGCTTCCAGGATCTTTTTCATAGATTGGAAAGCCAATCCCCCCTCTCCAACTTCCCTTGCGCGGGTCATAATTGGCTGCTGAAGGAATGGCAAGCCATTGGCGTGGCATTGCTTTCCTTTGCCATACTGAGACTGGTTGAGGGCCTGGATTAAGGCATTCGCCAGCGGTTCATATCCTTTTTCTACTTCTACTTCAATCTTCATCTTTCTTGTTCTCCTTTAACCATATCTTTAAATTCTCCTACTTCCCCGACTATCGGGGTGCAATTCCCGCAGAAGCAAACCTCTCGTCGGATAACTGCATTATTGATTAGTCCGTCCGGCAGTCCTTGCTCGAATTCCTGAACGGTTTTCCAATGAAAGCTGCTCCCGAATTGCCATTTCTCCATATTCCGCTGGAACAGCAAAGGCATCTTGCTGCCGCACTTGCACTCGATCTGCAGCCAAACGATAATCCCCTCCCTGAGCCGAAAGCTCTGCGCTCTGCAGGCCTCGGAGACTTTCTCCTGGAATACCTTTAGATTGGCTTTGTTTTTTGTCTGCGGGGAAGTGTAAGAAGCCTTTGCGATCATCGCGTCCAGCTCAGCGAAATCGGAATCATCCGGCTCGGCTTTGTCGTCGGGAAGGTCAAGGACAGGTAGATCGGAAAACGGGGTGGTGAAATTGGATAGTAGTTCTTTGTGGCTGATCATGTGGGTAGTCTCCCTATGTGGTTGTTTTCAAATGGGAATTGATTTCCCCATTGGATTATTAATAGATAATACCACGGTGTAATGAGATTGTAAATGGAAAAACGACAACCTGAATTAAACAACCCTCTCGCCCCGGCAGCCAACAAAAAACCCCCGCTAGATCGGGAGACAAAGCCTTCTAGCGGGGGTTCGAGCCAAGGACACAACATCCTTGGTGTGTTTAGTGCTGCCGGTTAATTGGCCAATTCTCCGAGCAGTGCTTCGGTGTCGATACTTGGACCCTTCTTGTTAGCGGCTTTCTCCGCCTCAAGTCTATCCACAATAACTTTCACCGCAGGATTGCTGCGCAGGGCAATCTTTTGCGCTTGGGTTTTGTCGGCAAGGTAACCTTTGATTGCTTCTACGGGCTTGCCGGAGTATTCAACCAAGGCGCGGATAAGGATGGAGGTGCCAGCCATACCATCGGATTCCCGCTTGACAGTCCAATTACCAGCTTCGAGGTTGGCGATTGATTTTTCCATTGCCAGGACGCAATCGTCGATCTCGGCAATCCCTGCGATGCAATCCCCGAGCTTCTGCTCAACGCCGTGGGCAGCGAAATTGGAAATCAGTGCATCCGGCGCGGTGAACATTAAAACTTCCCCGTTGCGGAAATCAAATCTGCAGGAGATTGAACCATCTTCTCCGATTGTTGATTCCTTAATCATTTTCTTTTTGGCACCGACGAAGGTTACTTCTCTTCCATCAGTCATTGTTACGAGTTCTTTGATTGGATCTGCCATGATGTTCTCCAGTTTGTTTTGAGTATTGATTATTGGTTATTGGTTAGCGGAACGATTCCGCTCGGTCATTCATTAATTAGCAATCTAACAATTCCCGGTCAGCTTTGCAATAGGAAAATTTCAATGCCGGGGTGTTTTTCATTTGGGAGAGTTTTTTCCCTCCATTATCCCATCCCAATCAATTTTTTTATTGACAACTATGAACAAGGACCACTCGCCATTTGCCTGCTGCTCCACTTTCGTCCGGTATTGCTTATCAAGCATGGCGGAATTGAGCGGATGCAGCGGATACAGCGGGATGGACTTGAGAAATGCGCGGTACTTCCTGGCAAGGGCTAGGCAAGGTTGCTTGTCCTCGGAAGATAGTAGCCACCATTTCCCAAGGCCCCGCGCGAACGGAAGTTGGAAGTATTCCGGGAAGTTATCTGGGGGCTTGATCTTATCGCTGGGCATGGTTAAAGCTCCTCCCTTTTATAATATGGATTACCGGGCGCGGTCTTGCCCCCTTCCAGCTCTTCTTTCAACTTCCGCAGGCTCTCGGTCATATCGGGGAACGGCTCACCGGAAGCTGTTCGCTCTTCTACTTGCTCAGCCCCGCAGCCCTTTTCCTCCAACTGCTCCATCATCTGCCCGAAGAAGCTATTCTCCGCTTTGTTTTGCAGGGTCAATGACAGCTTATCCGGGGCTAGGCAGATTTCACAATTCGCCACGGCATTGAGCAGCTCTGGAGTGCCTATGCCCGATCGGCGGGCGGTTCGCACTGCATCATATAGGGTAAACTTCGCCCGTTCGGTTTCCTTGCTGCTGGAAAAGGAAAGAGTCTGCGGAGTGTTGAAGGCCAAGAGCCAGAGTTGCTGGCATTGTTGGTGGATTTTTGATGGTTTAGCTGACATCGCTTGCCCCTCTCCTTTTTAAGATTTCTTTTCTATACAATTCTGCCATTCTACAATGTTGCTCCAGCATAGCCAGTAATTTCTCCGTTGATTGCTTCCTCATTCTTATTCTCAGGTTCCGCTTAACCGTACAGGCTTTGCAAATGTAGTACAGGCAATCGTACGCTTCCCCGGTTGAATCTCGTTTCTTCATAATAGAGGTGTTTTCGAGGTCGCGGAAGGTCCCGCAACCTGGGCAAATGGGATTGAATTTCATAGCCGATTGCCCCCCGAACAGCTCTTATACCGTTGCATCGGGCGGTCGGTCTCTGCCATTAGCACCCGATTAACTACCTGCCGCAAGCTCGCTCCTGGTGTATAAACCGCCAACATTGCCAACCTGCGCAAGGCGGTAGCCGATTCCAGCGCAAGTCGCGCGATAAACTCTTCCTTGGATTTTTCGATTTCCCGCTGTCGGGTGTGCTCGCACATTGCTCAGGCCTCCTCTTGAATATTATCATGCAATCCCATTCTTTTATTATATTCCCATAGGCTTTCTAATTCAGTCTCATAAAAGGCTAAGCTTTTACCAGAGATTGTTTCCACTATATATAAATTTGGATTATGCCTTGGATTCCTTTTGGTAATAAAACAACTGCAACCATTATAAGGGGACTCTGGTTTATTTATCTTAACTTTTTCCCCCTTGGTGAACCAGAAAGCTGCGAATTTTATCATAACAAATCTCCGAACAGAATTAATAGCACATAGCAAAGGGTTATCAATGGTAATATAAAATCGTGTATAAAGCGGCTCATTCGACCCCCCCTATTACCCTATCCCCGACCTTTAACATAAGCTCACACGGGGTATGAGAATTCCATAATTTATGCCCATAGCCGTCAAGCGGCACAGGGATTGGTAATGCAGTTATCCTTAGCATAGCTCTCCCGGATTCCTCGGAATGAAAATAGATAATCCCTCGTTCCGAGTCGATTTCCAGTGTGCCGAGTATTTGTACGATTGGCATTTGATTGAATCTCCTATTTGATTGATTGATTGATTGATTGATTGCTCCTGCGGTAGCCTCATTCCATAGGGAATAGCCCACGCCTGTCCTATTCCCTACAGGCCGGCTCTACAGCCGTTTATCCATACCCGTACATCCTGTTGGATGAATGATTGCAATACCGCAATACCGCAATACCGCCCCGATTTTTGGTTATTTCTCTACCATCTCCCGTATCATATACCCGTATCTCCAGTCACTCAACAGATTGTTTTGGTGGCTGGTCGGATTATACCCGGATTGGGAGAATGAGCTAATTTGCCCCGTGGTGCGATGATTGCGATTGCCTATGCGATTGTATAGGGTCGGGTGCGGAAATTGCGTGGCGGCCTCATTCCGGCGTTTTTTGGTCCGGTTCCGGCAATGGGATTGAGTAGACAAAAGAAAACCCCAATGAACGAGTTATTCATTGGGGTTAGGGAATAATAATACCGGTGGGTTATTAACAAAAAACTAGTCTAATCGAATAATCTGATATGTTGCCATAACCCCACCTTGATAGTTTATATACATGACGTAAACATGTATCATAGTTTTGACTGCTGGCCACTATTACACCGTAACAATTTATAACGTGATATAATCTTTTTTTCTCACTCATAATTATATCTCGTCCAGCTCATTCAACAACTCTTCTGCGTCAATCCCGGTAGTTTTAATTCCCTCTGCCCGAACCGTTTCAATCATCGCGCTAACTTTCGGATCTTTCCTCAGTGCAGCCTGTTTCTTATTATCCTGTTTGTCCAGATAGCCTTTAATTGCCTCCGGGGTTTTGGTTGGATACAATCGACACAATGCGCGGAATAGCAATCCGCCGGACCCACCATTCCCCGAACCTGCTCCTTTATTCCAGGTCGGCTCTTCTTTATTCGTCAACCGCCCATATACCTCTTGCATAGCGGTGTATTTCTCAGTAATGGTTGCGCCGTTCGGTAGCGCTGCAGCATCGACTATTTTTTGTTTGAGGCCATGCAATGTGGCGTGATTAATGATTTCCCGGTTCAGCTCGTGTATGTTTACGAATATCACTCCGGCGTCGGTTTGAATTGATAAGGTTCCGGCTTCGATGTCAATTGTTGTCTGGATTGCTCTATTGTTAGCTGCCATGGTTTTTGTCTCCCATTTGATTGTTTGCGGATTGTTCCGCTCGGTAGCCTATCTCGTCGGCGGGAAGCGGCTAATCTATCCCGGACGGGGTGTTGCACCCCGTTTCGATTGGTTAGTATGGTAGGACTTCGATAACCCCTATTACTAGGTAGAATGCAAATATAACCGCTCCTACTATTGCTCCTTCTATTACCTTGCTCATATCGTCACCTCGATTGATTGCATTCTCCCGTTTCTTGCGCGGCCTACTACGGTTGCACGTCCATTGCCTCGTATGATTGTTCTATAGCGTTTCCCGAAAACCTCAATGATAAAGCCCTCTTTTGTCGGTGCTACAATATCCACTACCATACAACCTAATTTAATTTGATGTGTCATTTTCATTGCTGTTGTCTCCCTATTAATTAGTATAACCTAGTTCTTCAAGTTTCTCTTTTTTACACACACACGCACAACTACTATTCATTCTAATTTCATAAACGCTTTTTTTAATCTTACTACTTTTATATCCGGTGCAACAATTTCTAACAGCTTTCTCTATTGCGTCGGCTTTTGTTTTTGATTCTCCGGCAATCTCCCAAGTTCCGTAGGCGTTATCTATTGTTATCCATGCCATTGCTATTGTCTCCCGTTTGATTGTTTGCCCTGCTCCAAATTCATCCTATGCCCTAATATCGCATATTCTATTTCATCCGTCAACATTTATTTTCTCACCCCATGCGTTTTTATCCCTGCATACCCTAAAATACAGCCTGTCGGCCAGTGCGGTGAAAGGGTAAACGCTCGAAATTCCGAATAATTGCTCAATATCCTGGTGCCTATAGTTATTGTATGCGAGTGCCTATGCGTGACTATGTGGCGAAAAACCCCTATGTAGGATGCTATGTAGTATGGTAGGGGGTATAATTGGATTCCCACCTCCCTACCTATTCCATTCGATGCGTCTTTTAACACCCCCCCCCTAACCCCGTTAGTCCCCCCTATCTCTTGTAATGAAAAAAAAAAAAATAAGGATCAACTAACATTTTAAGCTTACACGTACGGGGGATTGCTCCATTGCGAGAAATAGCACATAGGGGGGTGAGATTGCCTGCCAGCCACACGCACCAACTCATAGCTCCCACATAGCATACCCCATACCCACCAGCCTACACATACCTACCCGGACCGGAAATACTCCGGGGTGCAATATCCGCCATACTCGCCCGGCCTACTCATACGTCCCTAGCACCCGCACTGCCCCACCTTGTATGCACCACTACTCTCAGCATACTCTAAAGTTGTTAGGCGATAACCATTCCTATCTAATCCCCCCGCGTGTTAGGAAGGTATCACACAGGGCCGATTCTGCTGGACCGGGGGGAGGGGAGGGCCGAGAGCGCATGGGGGTTGGCCCCGCTGGGCATCCCCATCTACACCACCACCTGCATAGTTATCCCCCGGAATTACTCCTCCAGAATTAGCTAATGTTGCATCAATTGCGGGTTTTCCCCGTTCGCCACACTGGAGCGGGAGGTAGTCGGCGTAAAATTCCAGCAATCCTGGTATAATTATCCGGGGGGATTACGGGGAAATAATCCAGACGGGAATCCCGAAAGAAAAGGGTTGACAGCCGCGCCTCCATACTATAAGCTGATCCTAATCAAAACAAATCTTTACCTCGGTGGTACTTATGCTCCCTCTTCAATCAACAGACTCTGCAGCGAATGCAATCGAGCGGGTTCGCTACACCCATGACGGAATGATAGATGTTATTATTGCGAAGCCGGACGTATCGGGCGCGCAATTGGCAGAGCACTTCGGATACACACAGGCGTGGATTTCCCGGATAGTTTGCTCGGATGCGTTTCAGGCAAGGCTGGCCGAGCGGAAAACGGAGATTATTTCCCCGGTGCTGCAGGCGACTTTCGAAGAGCGGTTGAAGGGAATGGCTATGCAGAGCTTGGATATCATTGAAGCGAAGTTGGCGAAGAAGAATTCGGTGACGGGGGAGTATGGGGATGTTACGACTGCGTTTAAGGCATTGGAGATAAGCACACGGAGCCTTGGCTACGGTGCCCGCGCGGTGAACGTGGCAGTGCAGAATAATATCAACGTCAAGACTGCGAGTGATGAGCAGCTGATGGAAATAGCTCAGGGAGCTTAATTATGGGTATTTGTTCATGCACACTTCCACTAAGTGCTTGTAAAAACTGTCCGAATTATTCTAGAAATTCCTGGGGAACGCAGGCAGAGGTTATTAAATATATAGTTATTAAGCGACCCAGCGAACAGAATAAAAGAATGCGCGAGCTTAATAAACTTGTTAAAAGGTGGGCATAGAGTTGGCAACTAAAGCAGCTATAACTCGGCAACAGGCCGCGGCGGTCTTGCTGGAGCGGAAAGCAGCTCGGGAGAGTGTGGAGGTCTTTGCTTCCCGCGTTCCTGTCCCCGGCTCCCCTTGCGAAGATGCTGATGAATCCGCTCGCATCCCGCTGATCGAAACGGAACAAGCGCTGCATCATAAGCTAATCCTGCGCGCAATCCAACGCTGCATGGACACCCCACACGGCCGGTTAATGGTAATGGCCCCGCCTGGGTCTGCTAAATCCACCTATGCTTCCGTAGTTGCTCCGACCTGGTACCTCGGCAAAGAAAAGAACCGCAGAGTTATCCTAGCTTCCTATGGGGATGATCTGGCGAAGACGATGGGTCGGAGGACTCGGCAGTTGTTGAAAGCGGAAGAGACTATTGGACTGCTGCAAGTTGAGCTTTCGAAGGAATCCCGCGCGGTGGACAAATTCTCCCTGACCAATGGCTCCGAATACATCGCGTGTGGTATCCTGGGCGGAGTCACCGGAAACCGCGCGCATGGGCTGATCATCGACGATCCGGTCAAAGGTCGGCAGGACGCGGATTCCGATCTAATTCAAAAGCGCACCTTCCAAGCCTACGAGGACGACCTCAAAACCCGACTAATCCCCGGCGGCTGGATTATTATCATTCAAACCCGCTGGAACGAAAACGACCTCTCCGGTCGAATACTTCCAGATGATTGGTCTGGGGAGTCCGGTGTCCTTGTCTGCAAAGACGGCTTCGAATGGGAAGTTATCTGCTTGCAGGCTGAGTGTCAGCATCCCGAGACCGATCCTCTGGATAGGGCCGCTGGGGATATGCTTT